CCGGTTGGAGAACCCTGTACACCGTATCGGTTGCGTCGTCCTTCGGCACCCATCTAAAGTTGGTGATCTTTGTCATCACTCGGTCGCGGAATGACCCGAAGAACCTTGGTACCGCTGACTGGTTAACAAGTTTGGCTATACCATAAGCATCGAGGGGACTCTGAGCTGCGGGAGTACCCGTCATCATCCACAACCATTTATCTGGCGTGAGTAATGCGTTAAGCGTCTTCCATCGCTTGGTCTGTGCATTCTTATAATGAGTCGCCTCATCAACAATAATCAGGTCAAACCCACCGTTGGCTATAGCTTCTGATACGATCTCTACCCCGTCATAATTTATTATCACGAAGTCAGCACCGTTATTAACTATGCCCCGCCGTTTTGCTGCTGGCCCGTAAGCCACGTCTACTGTTCGGTGCATCGCAAATGTAAATAAATCGTTACGCCATGCGGAATCCATAATGGAAAGGGGGCATATCACTAGTGCACGTTTAATGTGCCCTTCGTTCATAAGATAGTCTGCCGCCCAGATAGCACTAGCAGTCTTGCCGGTACCCTGCTCGTTGAAGCAGAAGGCACGTTTGTTTAACGTAAGAAAAGAAGAAGTCGTTTTCTGGTGCTCGAACGGCGTGTACTTACCCGTCCACTTGTATTTCCCTTCAATCGGGGAAGGTACTTTGATGTTTAAATTTTTAAGTACTTGAGCCTCATCGATACCCCAGTTAACCATTACTTTGTTATCAGGTAACTGCTTACTTTTGGGTATGACTGTCGTTACTTTTTTAGGGTTGCGGAGTCGCAAGAGCAACGCCTTGTTATCTAAAATTTTCATAGTGCTCTAAACCTGTCCATAGGTATAAATATACATTCTTCCATATCCAACGCGTCTCCTCGGTCATAACGACCTCCTCGCTTGCGTTCAAATCCGCTCATCAGTTTTGTAACAAAAATACCATCCGTAAACTTAACCACCAGTAGTGGTATGGCGTCCATCGATTCAGCTATACGTATAACCGTATCTGTCTTGGCCCCGCTCAACATATAAGTTGGGTATTTATCGCTAGCATTACGCCGACTTTTTATCTCTACTAAGGCTACTACTACGTCGTCATCATCTAAAATTACGGCATCAAAAGGGTCGAGCGGCCTTGTCAGCATAAAACTACATTTATATTTACTCTGTATGAAATCCATAACTATGGACTCGTTAGCAGTATCTCTTTCAGTTTGGTAAATGGGGCGCACATATCCTCCTAAAGCCCTGCTTCGTCCACAGATAGGGCTAGGTCTGCGATATCGGTATGAACTACCTCTGGACTAACCTGATTTTTGTACCCTATAACTGGAGGATACAGGGCACGTTTTTTAAAGACGCATCAGGCTAGGCGTCTGGTAGTTTTCTTTTTCTTCTTTAAGTTACGGCTACGGTTGGCACTAGCACTCTCCACCTTCACGCCGTCCTTGTTGCTGCCACCCCGTGCCAGTGGTTTGTTATGGCTAACATCCTTACCTTCTCGCTTGTCTGCTTTACCATTGTTGTTTGCGTCTTTACCCTTCTTATCCATTTCACGTCTAGCTTTCTGCCGCTCCATACGTGCCTTGAACTCTGGACTATCTACAGGGTTGTTTACTTGTTTCTTTCGGTCTGCTTTATTTCTGTAAGGCATCTAACTTCTCCCGTTATGTGGACACTCAAGCACCACGCAATGCGCCCTGCATAACCCGCTAGGATTGGTGTTCCACGAATTGTTTTCAAAGGCAGATTCCATACGACTGAAATCCCCTAACCATTTTTCCCATAGCCCTCCTTGTGCGCCCAAGGCATAGCTATCTTTAATTAGTTCGTTTGACACCACGAACATAAGGCCACCACGTACAAACTTAATAGCAGGAAAGTGTTTAAATGTTGCTAAAGCCATCAACTCAAGCTGCCCTTTGTCGGCGTACCGTGCGTTTCGGCCCGTCTTGTAGTCTATTACCCAAGCAGTCTCGGCTTCCTCATCAAGGATAATCAAGTCGGCTACCCCACGGAACCACACGTCATCAGCAAAGAAGTCGCAGGGTTCTAGGTTCTCAGTCAACCCCATCTTGTATTCACATAACTTCTTACCACGTTTAGCGTTTAAAGCATCTAGCGCACCCTTAGCGTAATCAAACTGTGGTGGTAGTGGTACGTTATCACGTACGTATTCTTCGGCTGCTTCATGGAACGCGGTACCGTAATACATCGCTTCGGTCTCAGGCTCCGAGTAATCCTTAGCGATCTTTAAGTGGTAAAACTTCTTAGGGCATTGCTCGAATGCCTTTATCTTACTGAACGACCAAGGTGCGATACTCATTTTTTGTTTCCTAAAGATACAAGCTGTTCAAAACTATAAGGCGCGGCAATATGCGCTCCTTTGTACCCACTGCGACCTTGGTATTCAGGAGATAGGGCGTGTATATATAAGCTCTCCAAAACGTTTAACTTTTCTTTATCACAACGTATAAAAGCATACGAATCAAAATATTTATTTTTAGCATGATCTGCTAACCTAGCGGATATCTGTACTGATTGGCCCACATAAACTACGCGTTTACCTCTTACCAAAAAATAAACACCGCATTGGTTTTCAAAAGACTCTGCCTGTGCCACTATCTCCTGCTCAAGCACCATGTGCTTACCTGTTAATGTATTACTAAGCACGCTACTCTCAACAAGATGCGTTGCTTTCCGTTCTAACCGTTCTATTTCTTTCTCTAAGCGATACCGTTTTAGGGTGAGTGCGTCCATAGCACGTTCATGGTACAGTTCGTCGGAGGGTTCTATCTTTTTATTCTCGCCGCGAGCACGGGCCACTAAGTCCAAGACTCTGTATACTTTCGGGCCTATGATACAGTCCTTCCTAACGCTATGCTTTTGTCTTTTGTATCTTATAGGTTTATTTTGCCGTTCCGCACGGGATATATAACTCGTGGGTTGTATACCATCTACCTTAAACCACTTATTCATAACGGCTGGCCTTATCCAAGCCCGTCTTTGGTCTTCGGGTACGCAGGAAGGCCACCAGTCAGATACTTCCATCACTCCTCCTCGGCAACGTAGTCGTACGCTTCTTGTAGTGCATCCATAAGGTGCGGTATCTCTTCAACGCTGAATGTCACCGTATCCAACCGACCGCCTTCCATCTGGTTAATCATAATAACCAACTCAGGATCATCTCCTAACGAGGTAACCCCAACTGAGCTGACGACCATCTCTTGATTATCTTCTCGTACCGCAGGTTTAGATTTGTGGTGTATGTGTAACTTGTTTCTATTAGCGTGCTTAGTTCTGTGTTCTTCAAAGTCTAGTATCTCAGTCACTCGCAATCTCCATAAGACTTACCTATACCGGACTCACAGTTAACGGGCATCCCTGCTGCCCAATGAGGTGTCCAGCGCATACAACTCTCGATATACTCTTGCGCTTCTACTACTTCTTCTTCGGGAACGCAGCAAACAACGGAGTCATGTACCGTTAAAACAACGCGATATCGTTTAGCAATTTTTAGCATCTGCTCCCCGATTATGCAACGCGCAATGGCTTGGCATACGTTCTCTATCACCTTGCCACCATAGATCCGGTTTCGGCCTCGTCTAACTTTATAGGTGTATTCCACACCCCTTTCACCTTGCTCACCGGCCAACTCGTCGTAACGCATGAGTAATCCAGACGGTAGTATGATTGCGTTTCTAGTTGCATCAACCGTAAGTACTTCCCCTAACCCAAACTGTAAGCTGCCACCTCGCGCCATGTTCTCTAGCATATAGCCAGCGTCACGCCATAAAGTCGTTATCTTAAAGTTCGCTTCACGATACACCGAGATAACCCTGCGAGCTTCGTCCAGCTCTATATCGAACCCGAACGATTGCAGTTGATCTTTGAAACGCACGGCTCCCATACCGTAACCGGCACCAAGGATAGTGGTCTTACCTACGAACCGCTGGTCTTTAGTAACATCTTCTTCTCGATTGACGCCGTATATTGACATCGCCATTTTCTTATACACATCGTCACCAACACGAAATGCTTCTGTTAAGTCATCCTGCCCTGCCAACCATGCCAATACCCGTGCTTCGATCTGGCTTGAGTCGCAGTCGATCAATACATAGCCGTCAGGGGCAATCATACTCTTCTTGAGTTTCTTACCGTTTGGCCCTCTACTAGGAAGGTTCTGTAAATTGATCTTGTCCGCCCCACCCCAACGTCCAGTATGTGCTGCATAGTACTTTACAGGAACAGGGAGTAGTCCCCGCTTGGCTATGTCGATGAACCGTTGCGTCCTTGTTTCTTCAAGCGTGCTCTTATTACCAAGCCTAGCATTGACCAAGGTTTGCACCCGCACATCTTCGTGCTCTAGTAATGCTTTGAACCCTTCATCAGACTTGGCAAAGGCGAAAGTCTCCTTACCCGTAGTAAGGCTGGTCTTCATCGGAGGGACAACCCCCAATATCTCTAGCAACCCAGCAAACTTAGGGTTGCTCATTAAATCTTTCTTATCTACACCCGCATCTAGTAACAACTTATCCTTAAGTTCTTTAGTGTCTTCGAGGTGCTGTTCCAGTAACCCTAGGTCGAGATCAAGCATAGGCTCGATGAACATACGTAGTGTAAGGTCTATGATCTTAAGTTCTTGTCTGGGAAACTTCTTACCCATGATACCGAAGAGTTTGTAGGTTAACTCGACATCGTTGATGCAGTAGTCGCCGTACTTATCCAGCTCTTCATCAGTAAAATCTAGTCGCCGCTTGCCTTTGGCATCTAAAACTTCGGTACCTTTAGCGCCGATCTGATATCGTTCGGCCAACGCCTTGAGACTGCCCCCAACTTCCACCCCGTGTACAGCACGGCCAATGCACAAAGTGTCAGCCCACACCCGAGGATGAATATCGAATAGCCAAGAAAGTATAGCACCGTCAAACATTGTGTTGTGAGCCAACACCATAGAGTCTTTCCAATCGAAACCATTGAAGTAATCTTTAAGTTGTTCATGAGTCCCACTCGCCCATTCGGTAGCCTCGTCGTTAACTTTAACGGATACGCCGATAACCTCAAAGCGAGGGTCGCGCACGTATTCTTCTGTAGTCATCTTGCTTAGTGAAAAGTCCTGAGAATAGAACGTCTCGAAGTCTATAGTAATAAGATCCATATCATACCCAGTAACAAGTTAATAAGTAGGGGCTTCGCACCCCTTCGGTGTCAGTTATACTTGCATTTTGAGTCTGCTTTAACACACTGGAAAGGTCGGACTATTTTTATTGGTTTGCTATCTCACCACCACAGGCGAAATACCCTGCACCATCCACCCAGTTATCAACATGCTGGGGGTTCTGCTTGATCCTAGCTACCTTTAATAGCGCCATCATTACTGCAACATCAGTAGCAGTTAACGTAGTACCTGTATGCAATGACCAGTACCCAGCGATCCGCGAGAAGTTATCCTCTGCATCACCGTGGTCTGCTTGTCTATCCCTCGTGATATACGATTTGGCGGTAC